CCATGCATGGCATCCTTAACCCGAGCATCACTGCAAGGGAGAAGGATCTTGTTGAACATCAGAGTTAACTGACGAACAGCAAGAACAGAATCCACGCATGGATCATTCAACAACGTACCAGTACTCCGATCAAACACATTGTCGAGGAAACCTCCAAGAAATTGGGGGAGACCTGCTCGCCAGGAAAAACCCTGGAATGAGTCGCGACACACGATCCCTTGGTCTAGACTTTTTTGGAAGTCCTTTCCAAAGGAAGGTAGGGTAATCGTTAAAAACGAAAACCCCTCGTGTTTTGATCGATCAAGGACGGTATTAACGTCCTTGGTGGCGCTGGTGCAGCATCTGGTAGCATAATCATTTGCTACCATATTCCAGAGTGCAATCAGGCTTTTCAATGTTCCTCCTAATCGGGGGTAGCATTCCTTAGCTTGATAGCAAGGGCTACACACGCAAGTTATATTACGCGTGTAATCCGCCGGAAATAGATCGCAAAAAGTTCTTAGCTCTGAGAGCTGAGAAACTTTTTGAGGTTTGCGTTCGTTTCTTTAGTAAGTGATTCGATCAGAGCACTTACTACCGCTTCTGCTTTCGCATTGGCGAACCCAGCGGGAGGTCGATCGACGACTATGTAAGCCGACATCGACACTTCCGTATTCTGGGTTGGAATGAACGGATCTGCCGTAATTTCCGTCAGATCAATCCGATAAGACTGTCTTTTTCTCGATGCGGAAGACTCCGTAGTCGAGACAGACAGTTTATATTTACCATCTTCAGTCAGGTATTCCGATGCATACTGACCCGTAGAAACACGGGGCAGAGTGATCGTAGTACCTTCGACTTTAGTGGTTTGCGGATCGGTCAGTGCCATTAAGCGCACTCCTAACTGAGGCTAGAATAGCCTCTTGTGGTTTGCAGAGAATATCTGCTACAGCAGGCTAACACCTACTGCAGCGGCTATAGCTATTTGGGAAGGACTTAAGTCCTCCCAGCTAAGCCCGAATCCAAAGGGGTTTGCTGGTCTACGCACCTTACTCTCAACAAGAGTATAACTAGGCGGAGGTGGTGGGGGTGACCCCACCAAACCCGACTTGTTAAGTGTGTAGACGGTTTTCACGGAATTATGTTCCATGATATAACCGTACAGCATAACCAGACCGTCCTCTTTGAATAGAGTGAGGTTATGTAAAACATCACTCGCATCAGAGAACCAATCAACAGCCCAGCTCCACGGAGTCAGAGCCCAAAGTACTTCGGGCGAGATTGGATCAGTGCCGAGCAACTGTTCGGCTTGCTCTTTCGTGCGCATCATTCTAGACCAAGAACTACTGGTACTAGGAAGTGCGTATCGGAAACAGCCTGAAAACCAAACTCTCTTAACTGTCGTAGTTATGGCAGTTAAAACTGGCGCCGTTCCTCCAGTGACATGCCACGTAGACTGAAGAACACCCGGCTCTTCTGGGTATTCAGCAGCATACGAGGTTTCACTGTAGGTCTTGCTAATGGGAAAGGCATACGAACGCCGTATATCTTTACCAGAGTCGATGGCAAGTTGTTCCATCAACTTTGCTCGTTCGCGGATTGAGGAGGAAACCTCCTTGACTTCACGAACAAGTGGAGCAATCCCGAATTCGTAGTTCAGAAACTCTGAACCAACGGACTTAAGGATTGATGCCTTCTTCTCCCAAGCCTGTATTCCAGGCAAAGAAGGAAGGCCCTCGCGAAGTGCTTCCGCGAGGCCAGTAGATAGAGATGCGGCGGGGTTCAAAGGTGCGCATGCGGCAATTGCCTTAGTACCGGCAATGTCGAGATCACTACTATTAGGTAGATGACCTTCAGCAGTTTTCCTGCTGACATTCGTCAGAGCTTTGAACGGCGTATACATTGGACCATCATAGTAACGACTGTTACTACTAGGTCCAAGATGGTAGTTCGTCACACCGGGATGATTAATCATCTTAACGGTGTAAAACGGACCGCCACCCTCAAATCTACCTTGTTTAGGTAGATAAGAGTGCCCTTCCGACCCAGTAACCTGGGTACCTTTCCAAGATTCCTTCTGTTCACCAGAAGGACGTACAACGATTCTTTTATCGCCTTCAAAGCGATAAGTTTCGCCGCACAAGAGCGTAGGCTTATAAGCCCGTTCTCTAACTTGGAAAGGTTTTGGCATAGCAAAGAGCTCCTCTGGAATAGCCAATACTATTGGCTAGTGGATATGCACTGCATGCTGGTGGGTCGCTGACCCACC